TTCTAAATAGTTTATCCAGTATAAATATGTTCCTTTAGGATCTGACACAAAATATAGTTTGACAACCTCGCTTTCCATTTCCATTAGTTTATCATACTTATATTTTTCTAATAGTTTTTCTTTATAGTATTTGTTTCTAAATTTCATCTCCATTACACATTTATGTCCTTTAGGTGTTGTACCTGAAGCATCGTAGTGTTCAAATGATCCTCCACACCATTTTAAGTTCCAATCCTCAAACTCATTTAAGAATGTTACAACTATCTGTTCAAACTTATTAATCGTTTCTATACCCATCATCATAAAGTCTGTTAATATCTTTGATCCATTGATTCCATTGTCTTGGTGTACAAGAACAAGGCAAATAGAAAGTATGAAAATAATATTTAGAATGTAAAGATGCTATCAGCTCTTGCTCTTGTTTATTAATTTGACTATTCTTTATAGACTTAAATTTAGTCCATTGGTCAAACTCTTTTTTATTAAGTCTTTGTTCCATCTCTTGTGATTCCATTTAAATAGTTTTTACGATCCTCACAACCACAATCTTCATATCCTAGTTTGTGAGCAATCCATTGTGCAATTTTTTTTCCTTTACTAAATGTAACAATGTTTATTATATATTCTAACTTATCCCCTATTCTCATTTTCTTTATATTTATAAAGTATTTCTTTTTTTACAAGATATGCTTTTTTAGATTTGGTATCCCCTCTACCTATAAACTCTTTATATATTAGATTGTTTTCTACAATACATTTATTAATATTACTAACTGTAAACCAATTATATTTTATACCATCATATATCACCCACCAGTCAGCTTTAGTTGTAGTTAATGCCGAAGGTTTACCATCAAACTCTATTTCAATTACGATATTACCTGTATATAAACTTTTTCTATCGGACTTCACCTCAATACCTTTTTCTAGTTCAGGTATGTATATATCCCATTCTTTACAATAGCCATCAACTATATATGCTTTTGGGTATTTTTTTTGTATAATATGTAAAACTTTATTTTCATAAGTTTTTCCAACTTCTAAATCTTTTGTAAATACAGACCTCATATTAATTCTTTGAGTTTAGATTTAACATTCCTAAAAGTATTGTACAATGAATAGTAACTTATTTGACTTTTTCTTGATAGTTCACTAATACTTTCTCCTCCACTTACTATATCGTAAACTTTAGCATCGTACCAGTATATTTGTTTTAGTGCTTTTTGTATCTTAGCATATACTTCTTCATAGTTTACTGTACCCTGATCTTCTATTTGTATATTATCTAAAGTTGTATAAGTAACTCTCATTTTTTTTCTTAACAAATCAACATACAATCCTCTAAGTATTCTAAAACAGTAGTAATAGTTTATGTCCTCTCCATAACTAAAGTCAACCCCCTTTTGTGTGTTTCTAATTAATAATATGTATAATTCTGCAACTATATCTTCGACCTCTGTTTCTCTAAGTCCACCAAAACTTCTTGTGATCTCTAACCACTTATTATGTCTATCGTATGCCTTTTCAACTGGTGTTTTCAAAATAATCTTTTTTGTGCTTTATGCTTATTTATTCTTTCTATTGATAAATTAAAATAATCTTTATCGATTTCACAAGCTGTGAGATTAAAACCTAAATTATAACAAGCTATCGCTATTGACCCACTACCTAAATGGGTATCTAATATTTTATGTCCTTCCTTAGCATAGTTTATCAGCAACCATTCATATAGTTTTACTGGCTTTTGTGTAGGGTGTATTCTAATCTCTTTATTTTTCATATCGTGTTGCAACATTCCATTCCAAACAATCTCGCAAATATTAACGCTTTTAGTCATAGATAAATAAGCTAGTTCTGCTCTACCAAATGCAGTTCCTTTTTTATCCCAACATATTCTGCCTCCAGTTAAATCAACATTTTTATAAAAGTTTACACCCCATATTATTTGATTTTTTGATACTCTTTTTAGTTCTTGAAAATACTCTTTAAATGGAGCTTTATTTTCAAAAACATTATATTTTGTTCTTTTAGTAGCTTGTTTCCTTATATTTACATTATCTTTTAAACCAATAGCATCATTGCCACCATAAGGAGGATCAACAATAGCCAAGTCAAAATAATTATCTTTATATCTTGCCATCAAGTCCATATTATCTTCACAGGTAATTTTCAAAATGGTAATCTTAACTGTTCTATTATGTTTGGTCTTACTATGTCTTTATCTCCTAACTTAAATCCTACATTATTCTTAATGCTTTCTAATATAAGTGGACTATCAAATGGTGTTGGTTTACATCCCAAGTCGTGATCTTTTATTTTCTTACAATGTAGCTCGGTGTATATCCATCTTGTTTCGTGTTGTGTTAATCTATGTATTGAATAAAAATCATCTGTACGATTTGCAAATACATTTCCTGATTCAACATCACTCATAGCTAAAGGAATAGGATGTCCTTGAAATTCGTGGTTAGCAGGATACTTAGCTCTAAAAGCTGAAGTAACCGAGTGCATAATTAACCATAGAGCTTTTTGATATTTCTTAACAAATATTCTAAAGTCTGTCATCATTTCATAATTATATTCAAAAGCATTACTAAATTTCATCATACCCTTATTCTTTTTAAGACTGTTTATAGGATCAATAATCAAACAATCAAAATCATATTGTGGCATTATCACTTCACATAAAGATAATAAATCTAAATAATCATAGTTTTGTTCGCAATCAATAAATTTAAAATGTTTATAAACAAAATCATAATGTGTATCTAATTCTTCTTTAGTTAGTTTGTTGATGGGTTTTTGTGATTTAAACTCTACAAGTTTTCTAATAAGAGAGTAGGGTTCGTTTTCAGAGCTAAAAACTAAAAATCTTGTTTTGTGTTTCATAGCAAAGAGTAACATCAAATAAATAATTATAGATGTCTTTCCTACATTTGCGTGTCCTGCAAAACAAGTAAGATTTCTTTTAAACCTTATTACATTATCTATGTCATCAATACCTATCTTTGGTGCTTCCTTTAACTTACCAGTTCTAATATCGTTTAGTTTCTCGAACTGATCTTCAAAGTTTATGAGCATTATTTAGATAGTTTTTCTAATTCAAATGTTAAATGGTCTATTGCTTTTTGTATGTCTTGATGTGGTGTTTCGTGCTTCTTATAAGCTCGTAGTATATAAGTACAAGCAGTACCCAAGTTATAATTTAGATTAAAATTATCTACCACCTCTCTCGCTGTATATCCGTTTAATCCATCATAATACTTGGGCGTTTTAACTTTAGAATGGTAAGTCATCTGCTCTATCCTGATTTTGTTCTGCAAGTTCAAGCTCTTTGTGGTATTCTATTTTCCAACCTTGAATACTATTGAAGAACTTTTTTTGATTATGATCGTTTGTCCACTCTCTCCCCTTTATGTTGATTCCTATTTTTACTTGATCTTCTTTTTTGTATCTGTCTAGTATTTGACATTTATCTTGTACAAACTCTATCAAAACCTTTTGAGGATATTGTTCTGAAGTTTGTATAACCAGATCTCTTTTTTTAAAACCTTTTGTGCCAAACTCTTTTGTAGTTCCTATTTGTAATATTTTACCAGTTAATTCCATATTATTTATCTATTATATTAAAGTATTTATTAGTCAATGGTGTAATCTCATCTTGTGATATTTTACCTGCAAGATATGCTTGTGATGCTTCTTTAAAAGATACTTGTAATAAAATTGATCTACCTGTATCTAATCTTGTTTCGTATTGTTGTTTTTCTTCTTTAGAAAAATTATTATACATAGATTGCTTTTTTATGTCTTTGTATTTAAAACCATTCTTTTGTTTAATATATTCATATTCGACCTCATCTCCTACTTTGTACTTTAATTTATCAACCTCAGAAAATGGCGCATATACAAACCCTTCTGGGTGTACTGATGTTGTTATAACAAAAGTATATATGCCATCACCAAATGGTGGTTTATCTAGTTTGTGTATTGATTTGATATTTGCTTTATGTTTCATATTTTATTTCTTGTTTCTTTGTATTCGTTAAGTTTTTCGTTTTTACCTTCTATGATTCTATTAAGTATAGTTTGATCGTAGTTTCTTATGTTTCTTTGCAAACCTCTTAATTGTTTTAGTAAAGCCCTTTTGTCTTTATCTAATTGTTTTGCTTTTTGTTTATAGTCCATTGTCTAAGTGTTTATCTAATACATCTAATTCTATATCTTCTATATAATCACTATGTATTAATTTAGTTACATCTACTGTGTCTAGTAATACCTTTACTATCTCTACACCATCAAAAGTACCCGTACCATCAAAGTGTCCAAGCTCTGCTTTTGAAAAGTTATATTCTACTGTTATTTCTTCATTGTTAAAATCAATATCAGTAATGTGTTTTTTAATTGTATATGACATTTTGTTTTGTTTTACTCAAAGATAATTAAATATTGTTAATAACAAAAAAAAAAGGGAGAAAATTAATTCCCCCTTCTAAAAACAAAACCCTTACCGAAGTTGGTAAGAACTTATAAAGATAATCTTTTATTCTGAATATCTAATTTATTTTTGTATGTATCTATCATTTCTTGTAAATCTGATATACTATACTTGACTGTTTTTTTTGATAGATTATATAGATGTTTAGGTAAACCTTTTTTCTTTTTTTCTAATGCCAAACCATACTCATACTGCTTACCATACCTGTATCTGTTATCGTATCTTGATTGTGCATATACATTGTCCTCGTGCCACCTTGTAGCCATCTCTTTTCGAGATATAAAATGCCCTGCATCTACTTCCGTATAGTGATATTTTTTTTTTGAGGTTATGCAAGTAACATATCCTTTTTTATCGGCATCTCTTTTGCGTATATATTCTGAGAATATTCTATCTAGTTTGTTTATTAATGTAGATCTTTTGGGTTTCTTCACATTGACAAATATATCTAAAAACAAAGAAAAGAAAGAAAAAGTAACCAAAAAGAAAGAAAAGAAAAGCTACGCTAAGAAAAGAAAATTAATATAATACCTGATCCAAGTGCCTTCCATCTTTATTAGGTTGCACAAGTTTAGCTAAAAGCAAAAGCAAATATATAAAAATATTTTATCTACCTTGACCTTTGTATCTTTTTAAATAATGTTTTGAGGATTTTACTTTACTACTCTTAGATTTAGAGTGTATACCTTTTCGTTTTCTGGTATTACTTTTGTATTGATGTACACTAGCTTTTTTTGCCATTACTTTTTAAACATTCTTGTTGCCTTTTCAGTTGTACGACCACCAAAGTATGCCAATACAACTGCCATCATAACCTTTTCAAAAGTATCATTCCACAGCTCACCAATATGAAATGGTACGCTTTCTACACTATCAAGTATCCCTGCAAATGAGAATATTACAATACACCAAACCAATACCATAGGTCTAACATTTTTACTTAACCAACTATCACTTTTTGAATCTGCTTCCCATCTACTTGTAATTGACTCTATCTCTTTATTTTGTTGTTCGTATATAAGTTGTTGTAACTTGATTTTATCACTTGTAGATATCTTTGCTTTACCGATCTCTGCTATTGCTTCTTTTGGACTTGTAACACCTTGTAATACACTTCCTAGTGTGGGATTTACTATTGATGCAGCTCCAAACAATAACTTACCTACAGTTGTATCTTTAAATTTCTTTTTATCAGACATTAGTTATATCTATGTATTTAGTTTTACCATCATCTCTAACAGCTTTTAATATTTTGTTTCTGTTTTTATCTTGACTAACATAGCTAATGTGTATCCAGTCTGGGTTATCTTCGTTACCGAACTCCCATATCATTTGGTCAAAGTTTATGTTTTCTTTTATGTAGTAAAACATCTCTTTATTAGTTTTATGTCCATAAACATCATCTATGTCCATTGCTCTTCCTTGACAATGTTGTGATAAAGTAGAACCACCGATTGCATCATTTAAAGCTCTTGATCTGTAAAATGAATTAATTTTTATAGCTCCTCCAACCCAGAATCTTAAAGGTTCAAATACTTTTTGTGCTAATAGTTTCATATTGTTTATTACAGTTCCGTTAGGTGTATTGTCAATATTCATTCTTAAAGCTGTCACACTTTTAGTTGCTTCCTTTTCTGATATGTGTTTACTAATCATAATCTAAAATTAAGACCTACCGAACTATTTACTATTTCGCTATCCCAAAATTTAATGTATTCTCCCTCAATAAATATCCCTAGTGTTTTACTAATTTTCCATCCTGCTATAATACCACCTTGATAGTCTGACCATTGTTCACCATCTAATAAATTATTGTGTCCACCTTTACCCCAAGATTTTCTATGTAAATAACTAAAATCTTCGTTACCTTCCAAGTATTTGTGATATGGTAAAATCCAATTAGCGTATCCGTGTAACCAAAACTTTGGTCTGTAATGATAAAAGTCAAATCCAACAATAGGTGCAACTTCCATAAAAGGATCAAGCATTGCCCATTGCTCTTGGTTAAATCTATTCATTAAACTACCATATATACGATCTCTAAAATCTCTATCTCCGTATGCAACTATTTCACCTTGAGAGTTTTTCCATATCCAATCATAAAAACTTTCATCAGTATCTACATTTTTATACTCTGTAAACTCATCACTATATCCGTAAACATATCCTAAAGTGTACCAAGCATTTAAAGGATATTCAATTATATTACCATCTTGATCTAAAATTGGATTACCATTCTGATCTTGTAATAATTGTAATTCATTTAACCATATCTCAATAGGATTATAACCATACGCCTTTTGATGTGATCTTGCAATAGCACCTGCACTAATACTAAATTTTCTACCTATTGGTAATTTAAATCTTGCTTCTGCACTTTGGTATTGAAAATCAACATTACCTTGTTTTCTAGATTCTACTTTTATTATATGATATTTACCTGTATGTCTAATAAAAAATCTTGTGTTATCAAACTCCTCACCTCTTTCTCTTTCTTTTTCGTAGTGAAATAAATACTCCAACCCTCGTACTGCTGCAGTTGGTGCAGATAATCCAATTAAATTTTCAGATCCATTTATATAGTTTTGTTTTATTTCGTAGTCAAACCTAGCTAATTTTCTTACACCTATACCTACCCTATAATCAAAAGGGTGATAAATAGTTTCATCTACAACATCTGGAATGTCGTACAAATCAACTGGGTTTGTTCTAATAAAATAGTCAGGGTATTGAGTTTCGTATGCTTCTCGCATATCTCCTGCTAAATATACTGTAGCATACTTAAAAATTTTATCATAAACCTTTTCAAATACTTGTGCATTTATATTTAACGAAAATAACAATGCTAATAATATAATTTTTTTCATATCTAAAATCTATCTTCTATCAGTTTCTCTAATTGTTTTTTTAATTCTTTATCGTAATCCTCTGGTAATCTTAGCGTGATACCACCCTCTACTCTATAAACTTCATTACCATTACTATAAAGCACAATCGTTGGCAAAAACTCTATACTTTCGTTTATAAAGTAATCTTCGTGTTTATTATTCTCAAAGTCAAATATATGCGTGTTGTGTTCTCTATACTTTTTTATAGATACTTCTTCTACAAAACTAGCTTTAAAAAGTACAACACTTATATTATCTTTGTAGTATTGACTACTGACAGTTGATGCAAATAGGACAGTTAATAGGACACATATTTTTTTATTTAAGTTCATATAATCTTTCTTCTATCTTTTCGACAGTTTCTTTTATTTCTCTAACATCTTCTTGGATGTTTTCTACTTGTTGTTGAGTAAGATCAATTTGAGAACGAATTAATTTATCTTTAAATTCTATTTCTTTGTCTGATACAGGAAATTCTGGGAGGGTCTTTGCTTCTGCGATGTCTATCTGCATTACAAAATACATACTAGCAAGTGATATAGCACCACCTACAATTATACCTATTGATTTTAAATCTAATTTTACTTGTGTATCTTCATTAACTACTTTGCTCATTTTCCTCTATTTCTTGAATAGAGCCATCATTAAGATTAATATTTACTTTGCCATATTTTTCTTCAAGCTTTTTCATATACTTATCAAAGTCTTGTTGCAATTCAATATTTTCATTCACAAGTTTATTTGCTTGTGCTAATAATATTTCTCTTTGCTCATACTTTTGACCTATTGTCATATAGTTTTTTGTTTTACTATCTAACAAATCTTTAATGTACTCTAATTCTGATTGTTCTAAATTTTTACTCATAATATATTTTTTATCAAATATAGTAAATTTACCAACTTGGTCTTAATGTTATATCAGTTGGTTTTTCTAGTTTTGATATTTTATTTGATAAATTAGATTTCATATTATCTACATCTATACCAGATTCTAACCAACCCTCAACATCAGACTTTTTTAGCTTATCATATTCAACAAAATTGTCTTTGTCATATTGAACTGAATGT